TTTAGATTATCTGGTAATAATAATGGCGGTATGATTTATCTAAGATCAAATATGACAGCTGAAAACTTAGATGATTTAGCTATATTAGAGCGCAAGCTATTAAATATACCTGTACCTCCCAGATTGTTTGAATATATTAGATATTTAATGTCTAACTTTCTAACTGGACCAAATCAAGGAGCTCCGATCGTTAAGATCATTCCTGATTATATGCATACTAATGGTGCTAGTCCAAGATCTGGATCTCTATCAGAATCAATTACAGCATTATCAACTGACACTAATATAAGAATTTTCACTATTATGTCAAGATGTTTACCTGCATGGAGAAAATCAACATTACCTGATATTCCTTATCAACCGCTTTACGATCCTCAATTCTTAAGCATATTTGCTAACTTACCATTTTCTGTTGAATCAGGTGGTACTGGAGTTGAATTTCCTGCGGTTACAACTGACGACGAAAGTTGGGTTTACAATTCTTACACTAACGACTTAGACGGTGTAGCTTATGCAATGACAAGTGCTTATAAATCAACCGAATTTACTCCTTCTTTAATGACTCCTCAGTATAGAACAGATAGTACTACTACTAAATCTTATGGATCTAGATTTTCATATTATGAAGTTTCTGGAACTAAGAAGTTCTATGATGCAACACTTTATCCTTTCCTTACTTTTAACAGAGGTGAAACATACACTTGGGATTCAGGAGACGGTTTAATGAGTGGTCATAGATTCGGATGTGATTTATGTCAATCAGTATCAGCTGCAACAGTTCGTCAAACTTGTTACAATGTAACTGATTATTTAGTATCACTTGACCTTATGTCAGGAGCTGGCCCTAAAAGCGCTAAGTCTAGAGAAATGATGGCTACTGGTGAAACTAAACCAAATAAACCAAGACGTAGACCTAAGAATAAAGGTAATAAATAAGTTTAAAAGGAGTTGATTATGAATGCTTCAAACCTGAAATTTAATTTTCTTAATGAACTTGATGTTACAGAAGAAGTTAAACGTAAGCTTTCAAGTAATTTATCTAGAATTGTGTCTGGTAATACTGATGTTATTATAACTCCTATCGGTAAAGAGAATAACGTTGACAGTATTCTAAGTGAATGGAATAAAGTATTCCAACTTAACACTAAATTGATCAATAAACCTCTTAAACAGCTTGAGGACCTAAATAAGGATAAATTTGGAGCTAGATCAGTTCAAATACCTTGG